GCGCGATGGCGGATCATGTGCGATCCCCAAAGGTGCTCGCGGAGAAACTCACGAACGTCGCGCATGTTTTAGCTAACGATCAAGTGCACGCCATGCAAGGCGATATGTTCGGGGCGATGCCACGCACGGAAGAAGATATCGCGAAAATGCTGGCTGAACCCACAAGCCCCACACAGGCAAGCATTACACACTCTATCCGCAACTTGCAATCAAGGATAGAGACACTCACTAACCTTCTAGATTGTTTGAGATAACATTATGAGCGGCAACTACCATAAGCGAAAGGTCAAAATACTCATCGGGCCTGACGATGACGAGCACGATGTTAGTAGCTCGAATCCTATGCCAGTCACCCTGGGCGGGTCGCCTGGCTCTATTTCCGACATGAATAGTTATACCACGGCGGGAACGTTTGTAATAACGCCTCCGGCGGGTAAGGTCGGGATGAGGATACTTTCCGCCTGTTCGGCGGCAACGGATGGCCAACCAGGGTTCTCTGCTATAGGCGGTGGCGGTGGCGCTGGAGGCGGGAGCGGGATAGGCATATCGGATGTGGTCATCTATCTGATGGACAGTACCGACGTAACCCTTATCGTTCCTGCCTCCACGGCAGGCACGGGGGTTCAAGCTTCTCCTACGCCGCTTTCGATAACCCAATCAGGTGTGCGACTGCTTACTCTGCCCTCGGCTCCGGTGTCCACGATGCCGACTGCATCTGTTGGAGGAGCGGGAATAGGCATCAACTCGTCCATCGGCTCCGGCGCACAAGGGTTAATCGAGATTAACGGGAAACAATTCAGTGCCTATGGAGGAGGCTCCGGCGGCAACTCCTCGGCAGCGGGGACATCGGTACTCCCCAAACTCGGCGCGATTCGGAGTATGTCAGGGGTCGCGGGCGGCACGTCCGGCGGTGGCGGTGGGGGCGCACCCTCTTCTTACGGAACCGCTGGAACCGGAGGAGCGGGCAGCGCGGCGGGGGCCGGCTCAGCGGGAACTGCGGCGACAGGCTTCGGCTCTGGCGGTGGCGGTGGTGGCGCGGGGGTGACCGGCGGCGCGGGAGGCGCGGGAACGGGAGGCTTCATTACTTTTGTATGGATTTAGACAGCAAACCGCTGGATTATAGGGAAGAATACAACAAACTGGCAGACCAGGAACACACCATTATTGACCCAGAACTGGAACACAAAGGAGACATTTTAGATAAAGCGGGCTTCTTTATGCACTATTTGTACAACAAGAGAGCCCGCGCAATAGTTGTGTTATTTCGTTTTGTTGTCAGAATACGTTACATAAGTTTGCTGATTAGTTGCATTTAGCCGTGTCTGACCACGCACATACGGCGGATTGTTTGTGATTATCTGGCCTGGTGTTCACTATGAAATTACCTACCAGTATCGCGATAATGACGCAAAACACCCCCCAATAAATCAAATTTCCGTTCATGATGAACCTCATTGCTTCCTAGTAAAAATAAACCATACGCTACTAAAGAAATCACAGCTACAATAATCGCAAGCAGCACTACGAATGTCGTAATATATCCCCTGTGAGTAAACATAAAAACCTCCAAAAACCTATAAGTCAGTTCTCCCTTTTTGCATTTCGTTCATCGTTGCGCCAGCTATAAACCAGCACTCTTTTCCATCTGAGAAAACGTAAGTCACTATAGCCTTTTTCTCTCTTTTCGCGGCGAACACAACTAACTTCAATTCCTGATGATGCTCTTGTGTTATCTCATACCCTTGCGCTTTGAATGCCGCTATTTCCAAATTTAACTGAGCAAGCGTTTTTACACGGCACCAGTCCAAAGGTTTCGATAATGTTGTGTCCAAAACATACACATTAACAGTCGCCGCGTGTGCTCTATCAATCATCCCAAATACACTTATCCAAAAAAGCGTGGCCAAGATGAAGTACACAATATGCTTAATAATTTTCACATTTCAACCTCCGCATAATCATTAATACCTAAAGCGAAATCCAAATCATCTACCGATAGCCCATGTCTGCGGAAAGCTTTCACGGTCTGGTAATAAGACAACTCCGTTTCATCAATGTAATGTATCCGTACTTCCCGCTCAATGATATCCTTTCCATCGAGATAATACACGTATATGGATGGATCGTATTCGCCCTCTGCGTTGTCCGTGTATTCCGCGATTGCGATAATTTCCTTATCACTCGGCGCGGCGATCTTCTTTACTTCCTTCCAGCGCGCATACGCTTGTGCTTCAAATCTATTCATCATGATCATTATCCTGGGTCTTTTAGTCATCATCCGCATGGTTCCGTCCCGGTAATTGAGTTACGCAATCTTTAACTCTGTAATGAAGCGCGGCAGTCCATAATTTTTCCATTTGCATTTCCCATTCCAGCGTTTTTGCATCACGTATCATTACCGCCATTTCCTCGGCGTTTTGCATAATGAGCAACTTTAAAATTGCAATAAATTCATGGTCTTGTGTCATTGAAATGCTCCTATGGTTAGTAAGACTATTTTCTGTTCGTAATTAAAGTATAGCATTGTTTGATAAGTTGTCAATGCTGCGCAGCTAATCCACGCGTGTCACGGCGGCAAATCGCTTCAGGAAGTCAATCATCACATCCACAGACAACATAAAACATTCAGGATGTGTTTTTGCCACCACGTAAACACCCATCGTATTAGTATTGAAGTCAGGTTTTTTGGGATAGATTATTGCCGACTCCTTGGAAATAGGCTGAATGCGAGCCGCTTTTGCCTTCAGCTCCTTAAGCCCTTTTTGCGTCAACAGTTTGCACGTGAGACCTTCTTTTGGACGAAAGTCGTGCATATAGACCGACGCATCCGACGTTAATGGGATCATCGTGGATAACAAAATACTCACCACAAAAGTTTTCATACATCACCTCAACTGCTCACGCTCTTCCGTTGTAAAACACCCGCCTTTGGTCGGGGCGACCCATAATTGAATCTGGTCCGCTTGCGGGATCGCCGCCCAAAGCCGCTTAGCCTCGGCTACATCACCCATCCCCAAATGCTCCTTGATGGCCTGGATTTCTCCCGCATACGCGACCTTCACGCCCTCTCTTGTCGAGGATGGCTCACTCCCATCCGGCGCACCTATTTCATCGCGCTCAGGGGGCGTCCAGGACCAGTCAATTGCTCCTTCCACGGTTACGCCTTGATTACCCACTTCAGCTGCGTCGTTCAGCGCTATCGCCGTTGACAACTCCACGGACGAAGGCATGTACTTTAACACCTGGAGCAAAACAACTTTGCGACAGTACATTTCCCAGTTCGCGTAGGAGTAGTGTCGCTTCCCTACCTTGTTATACCTGTCGCGGTGCTTCATGAGTTTCTCGGCACTCCACATCTCGATGACAGGCCATTCCGCGCCTTTTACCCAACCCACGGCATACGCGTAGATGATCGGCTTATCCTCATCCGACTCCGTAAGGATCGCCAGGTCCGGCCTTGCCCCTTGCGTGTAGCGATACTCTTGCCCCTGATGGATTACTCCCGTGTGGACAGAGCTACGTCCCGCGCGGCTCACCAGGTCCACCAGCCCACGCCAGCCGGGAACAAATTGGCACCGTCCGTTATACGGCACAAGGAAAGCATGCCCGCTAACCCCCAGCTCCAGACCCAGTTGCGCGGACTGCACAACACACGCGATGATCGACATTGGATCGCACTCCGCAAGCGCCGGGTTCTGTCGGAAGGCGGTCAGCGCAATGCGCCCCATGCGCTCTGCCGTAAGATGTTTCGGCAAGGCTTTTGCAATTTCCGGCAAGGTCTTTTGCAATAGAACAGGAAAACTGATTTCTTTACTCATGATTCCTCACTTGATTTACGTTGAACATTAAGATACAATTTAGCTTCCAAGATGATCTTCAGCCGCGCGGCGATTTTCTCCACCCCCCTTTGGCCGCGTGGCTTCTTTTTCCCTAGCCATCCACACTCCAACAGTTGCAGAACAACGAACGTGCTTTTGCTTGTTGCATCGCAACGATATTCCATACGATCCACGCCATCAAGACGACGCGCTCAACATCATCCTGCTCTTGATCCACCAGGCCAATACTCGAATACAGCACGGTGATTAACCCCGTCTTTGGTACGATCCCTTTTTCGAGCTTGCGAATGAGCGCCTTCAGGCCACGTATTTCACTGGTGAGCTCCTTTTGTTCACGAGCATTGTCAGTGACCACGGCGGATAATCTTATGATGCGCTCTTGTGCGGCTTCTATAAGTTTTGCGTTCATTCTGTTGTCCTCTTTGGGTTAATCGGATACTGTGATTACAGTATAACATAGTTTAGAAAGTTGTCAACACTGCGTGAGCTAAGAAATGACTTGACACGGACACGAAAATAAGAGATTATTCGTCTTGCCAGTTCAGCTTAGACAACTGAACAACTGGACGTCTAACCAGGGCAAACACTTCAACGTACCCGCAGTAACGGGCCAGTATCCCAAACGCTGGCCCGCCCTTTTATCTGCCACCACCGTTTGGGAAAAGGGAAAATATATGTACAAAAATCCATCACCAGAAAATATCCCAGATGAGCTAAAGGTACTCCCCCAGTGGATCACCTGGACACTCACACCGGACAAGAAAAAGCTCCCCATCAATCCGTTCGACCGAAGTGGCGCAAGCAGCACGAATCCAAAACACTGGTCCAGTTTTGGGCATGTCCTCCAAGCCTATCCACAGGCCATGGGTTTTGTGTTCACCGCCACAGACCCCTATGTGGGTGTGGACCTGGATAAATGCTTAGACAAAGAGACCGGGGAGCTATCCACGGAGGCACAGCGGATTGTCGAGCTACTGGATAGCTACACGGAAGTGTCACAGTCCGCCACGGGGTTACATATTTTCATCAAGGCCACCCTGGCACGGGCGTACAAGGTGCCTGGACTGGAGATATATCACACGGGAAGATTCTTCATTATGACCGGCGACCATTGGCCAGGGACACCGATGGAAATCAACACGCGGCAAACAGAGGTGGAAAGCCTGATACCCACTACTCCAGTTAGCCCTCTTCCTTCCTCCACTACCGGCGAAATCGTTAGCGAAGGCGGGCGCCATAACTTGCTTGTGGACCACGCGAAACGACTCAGATGGGCAGGCTCCACCCCCGAGGAAGTCCGCCAAATCCTGGCCCGGATGAACGGGGCACAGTGCGATCCACCACTGCCTGAGGATGAGGTAAGGAAGATTGCTGACTGGACAAAGAACGGGAAGGAAGGATCGGTGAAGTCGAGCACGGCCTTTTCCCCCACGGAAACCGTGTTCATCAAAGATAAGGAAGTGAGCCGTTTGAGGGCGCACAGCGGCATTGCACTTAGCTTTAAAGAGGCTTATCCACAGTTCCGGTTTGATGTCCCTAGCCTGGCATGGCGGGAAAACGTCAATGGGATATGGGAGGTGAGGAAGGACGCCTGGATGCTGGCATTCATCAATAACGCCCTGACTGACTGTTGTCGCGGCGTGGAATATCATAGCCGATTACCCGCGTGGGTCGAGGAGCTGGCCAGGCTTTATTGCGCGGAAGAAGGCTTTACGGATGGCGGGCATCTATTACCCTTCAGCAATGGACTGTTAAACCCCGACACCCTGGAGTTAGCGCCAATTCAATCCCGGCGGCTGCTGACCTACCGGATGCATTACGGGTATATCCAGGACGCCGTGCCTACCCCTATCCTTTCCTGGCTGCTAGAGGACGTCTGCGAGGGGGACGAAGGGCAGTTTGAGCTTATGCGCGCAGTGGTTCGGCTGGTGTTGTGCCGTCTTGGCGGGAAGTATCAGTATTACCTTTACATCAACGGCGCACCCAATAGCGGAAAGAGCACGTTCGTATGGCTGCTCGAACAACTGATTGGCAGCGAGAACAGTTATTCCACCAGCCTGGCAGACATCGAGACTAACCGTTTCGAGACTTCCAACCTGAAAGGGAAGGGCCTTGTTTGTCTGCCTGACTCCGAAACCTGGGGCGGTGATGTCAAAACCCTGCTGAAGCTCACGGGCGGCGATTTGATACGCTACGAACGCAAAAACAAGGATGCGGATAGCGGGTTTCGGTTCAATGGCACGATTGTCATTGCCGCGAACAAGCAGCTACGTAGCACGAACCCTGGCGCGCTGGCCAGGCGTGAAATCAACCTGCCCTTCAACAAGTCGGTCTTACCTTCCCAGGTGCGGCGGCTGGATGAGGAGTTTCTACCCCATATCCCCGGACTGGCGGTGTGGGCTCTAGGGATGTCAGAGGCGGAGATGCTGGAGGCGATCCGGGCACGCGACACGTTGTCGGACCGGCTGCGAGGGAACGCGATCCGTGTGAGCACGGAGCGTAATCATGTGGCGGCCTGGGCAGAGGACAATCTGGAGGGGTGCGATCCAAACGGCTTTGTTTTCATCGGCAAGCTGGTGATGAAAGACGCCTCCTCGAAAGCGCTAGGATACGCAAACATTGGAACGTGGGCCTACCCCAATTACTACACCTGGTGCGAGTCCCATGGAGAAAAGCCGGTCTCGGTGAGCGTGTTCGTTGAGAGGGTGATCAGCTACTTCCGGGATGAACGCAGAGAGAAAGGCGTGGTGTACAAACCGCGGTCAGGGATGCACGGTTACGGAAGGATAGCCAGCCGGATACATGGCGTCAAACTTCGCTTTTTGGCGGTTGACAACCCCGATTAGTAAGCGTATGGTTAACTCGAGCCTCAAGGACCATATCCCTCCTTGGGGCTTCGTCGTCTTTGAGCGACATACCACTAATACCACTAATACCAAGTGGCATACCAAGTGGCATACCAAGTACCCCCACCCCCCAAGTCCGCGCCACAGCTTGCTCTAACCAAGTACCTCACGAAAACCAGCAAAAACCTCCAAATTACTCCTGGGGGAGATATATATATTTCTGTTTCTCTCTCTATATAAACTTTAAAGTACTTGGTATTAGTGGTATTAGTGGTATTAGTAGTAAAAAACAAAAGCCCTTAACTGCTACTTAGCGATGATTCTTAATGTAGTTTCTCATGGTATGCCACTTGGTATCACTTGGTATCACTCCCTGCCCCACCACCTCAACGCAAGGCGGGGCGGGGGGTTGACGGAGGTTAGGGACCTCTGGTAAAATGACCACACTTTAAACGAAATGACCACTTATTATGAAAAACCACCCTGCAGTGCTCCGATACGAGCAAAAAACCGCCAATAAACCGGCAGAAGAAAAGCTAAGCTGGCCCGAATTGATGGACTTCCGGCGCTTTTGCCAGGATTTGCATGGGCAGCACCCCCTCTCACTGACAAATCCCTCACGAAAAGCTACAATGTCGGAACCAACCACTGAGGAATAGCCATGCCATCCGCCGACAAATCCCTGGGCCTCCTGGGCTCTGGCATCAACGAATCCCTGGCGGGAACCGCTGGCCTGCCCGTGGACGCCATGCAGGCCCTGATGAACCTGGTGCGGATGGTGGACGGCCAGGCGCCGGTCGAGAAGTCCGTGGGGGGGTCTGAGTGGATAAAGGACCAGATGGGTAAGTTCTTGGCGACAGTTACCCCAGAAACGACGGGAGAGAAGGCCTTACACCTGGGTGGTGGGTTACTCTCACCTGACCCTACCATGGAGCTCAAGGCGGGCGCTAAGGGCTTCTCCGGTGCCCTAGCGGCCATATTCGCGGGAGCGAAGGCAGAGAAAGCGCCCTTGCGGGAGCGAGCAGAGGCGATAGAGGCCCTGGCTAAGAAGTTCTCGCGGGAGGAAGTCGCGGCAAAGACTGGCTGGCATAAGGGGCTGGATGACCAGTGGCGGTTTGAGATTGACGATTCCAAGGCAAAGTTTAAGATCCCGGCCACGGGCGAGATGAAGCCTGGCGTGTTCTACGCAAAAAATCTGCTGGATCATCCCGAACTCTTCAAGCAGTACCCGTTCCTCAAGGACTACCCCGTGTATATCAAGGAGCTACCACCGGGCGTGCGTGGGGCAGCGGGCGAAGGCAGTATGGCGATGTCGTCGAAACCCGTCGAGGGGCTCGACCGGCGAAAGACCTTGCTCCACGAACTACAGCATCGCGTGCAACGGTACGAGGGCTTTGAGCGTGGCGGATCCCCATCCGATCCAGAGCTAGGAAACTACGCCCGGCGAAACCCCTTGCTGCCGAAATGGCTAACGAAACACGAACTCTACAAGCGTCTGGCGGGAGAAATGGAAGCCAGGGCAGTCGAGGCTCGCATGTGGATGGATGCGGCGACACGACGCGCCAAGCACCCTTTCTTGAGTCTGGATCGCCCAGAGTATGAGACCATATTGCGTGGGAAAGAGCCTCCGCAGAAGCTGGGCATTTTCGATTGATGGAAATCCTGGTGCTGGACGTGATGAAGGAACAGGGTCTGGACCCCCGGTGGCTGTTTGTGCTCGCGGGGATCGACCCCTTGGCTCAATTCTGAGCCGATCTCCTGGATAGATACCCCCGCACACGCGGGGATTGACCCCGTACCTCTTCGAGAAACGCGAAGTAGAGATTGATACCCCCGCACACGCGGGGATCGACCATCTTGCGTCGATTTGAAATCGGAGCAAGCCAAGATACCCCCGCACACGCGGGGATTGACCGTCTAAGGGTTGACGCCCCACGGGGCTTATGGGATAATCGCGGATTAATAACTTTTCAGGAAGTGTAACCATGATTCAAAAGATCGGCGCGTTCTTCTCCTTCTTCCTTTCCGTTGCGGCCTTGGCGGCTTGTGGTCCGAACCAGGGGTTTTTCCCAGGAGATCCGACTACCGATCCCGTGATGTCGTGTGGAAATACCACCACCTGTGACCTGGCTAATGATTTCATCACCGTTCAGACGTTCATAAACAATACCAACTCGCAGCAGTATTTGATCCGGTTTTGGCGTTTTCATCCGGCCACGAATGCGTGTATCAAATCTGTGGGCTACATAATAGGCCCTGGCGAGTATAGCGCTGCCTCCTTCGTGGCTAAGGCCGTGCAGACGCAAGGATGGGGTAGCTTGTTCTTCCGTGGGACCTACCAGGCGGCGAGCAAGGGGTATACCTGTGCCGCGCAGAATACTTCCTATCCAGACTCAAGTTGGAGGGTTTGGCAACAAATGAACGTCACCACGGCGGATAATGGGGACGGCGCATAGATACCCCCGCACACGCGGGGATTGACTCTTAGCCCCGCAGTGGGGTAGAATGGCTGGATTCCCCCGCACACGCGGGGATTGACCCTATCCATGCGGCAGATACCCCCGCACACGCGGGATTCCCCCGCACACGCGGGGATTGACCTTGGAGGTTTTGGCAACAAATGAACGTCACCACTATTCCCCCGCACACGCGGGGATCGACCCCAAAACTCCACGGTGTTCGGCTTGAGCCTGGCGATTCCCCCGCACACGCGGGGATTGACCCCCCCGGGGATACCCATGTCGGCTGACGTCATCGCGATTGATCCCGCGCACCTTGTTGCTGCGGTGTCCAGCCTGGGCGGTGTCGTCTGGTGGCTCTTCCAGCGGATCGTGTCGCTCCTGGAAGCGCGGCACCTGGAGTGCGTCAAGGACAAGCAAGACCTGCTGGAGCGCATGGCGCATCTAGAGCAACTCATTGTCGAGATGATGAGTCAGCTGAAATAACCGGGAACAACGCGCCAGGATCAGCCCTGGCGCGTATGTCGATAGCTACAACGCGGCGATCACCACCTACCCTGTACCATACTACCGGCCCCGCATGCAAAACACCCTTCTGAAGGTCCTCGTTGACACACGTGAGCAGAAACCTTACCTCTTCGAGAAACGCGAAGTAGAGATTGAGCGCGTGGCGCTGCCCGAAGGTGACTACTCTCTCCCTGGCCTGGAGGCGGAGATTGCGATTGAGCGAAAGAGTCTGGATGACCTGGTGTCGTGCCTGATGGGGCAGAACCGCGACAGGTTCGAGCGCGAGCTGGAGCGACTGATGTCGAAGGTGTGCAAGGCCGTGGTGATCGAAGCGTCCGTGGACACGGTGCGCATCCACCGTTACGTGTCGCGGATGAGTCCGCATGCTGTCCTTCAGTCCATCATCGCGTTTCAGGTGCGGTACATGATGCCGTTCGTGTGGGCTGGATCGCGGGAGGGCGGCGAGTACTACACGTATTCGTTGCTTGACAAGTTCCAAAGACAAGTTTATGATGGGGACTTTGGGGATATTGCTCCTGGGGAGTGTCCCCCGCACTCCGCTAACAGCCAGGAGCGCCACTAACTGTTAGGGTGTATTTGTATGAATAAGATGCGTGTTGCCGTGCTGTTTGCGCGGGCTGATAGTACCTACAAAAAAATACCGTACTGTGATGTATGGGATGTGGATCGGGATGCAACGAAATACCCTGGTCCCTATCCTGTGGTAGCTCACCCGCCGTGTAGAGCATGGGGTAACCTCGCTAAATTTGCTAAGCCTCGGCCAGGTGAGCGCGACCTGGCGTTCTGGGCCGTCGAGCAGGTCAGAAAGTACGGTGGGGTGCTGGAGCATCCGCGAACATCAAAGCTGTGGGTGGAAGCTGGCCTGCCCCTGGCAAAAAGCAGAGACATTTTTGGTGGATGGTCTATTTGCGTGGATCAGTGTTGGTGGGGACATAAAGCGCGAAAATCTACCCTTTTGTACCTATGCGGAGTTGAGCCGGGCGATATCCCGCAAATCCCTTTGAACTTTGCCCCTCCCACACATGAGGTTGCCGGGAAAGGAAGCCGTCGCGGGAAGTTGCCGGGGCTGGGTAAGGCGGCGAGAGAGCATACACCGCCGGACTTTGCTAGATGGCTCGTGGAGGCGGCAGCGCTCTGTCGCCCAGGGGGGTAGGCCATGATTAAGCTTATTCTTGTAACGTTGTTTTTAGTGATCATGTCGCTCATCGCGGACGCGGGAGAGCTTGACAAGAATGATTAGTATGTTATGCTTTAAATGAAAGGAAAAATTGCCAATGAAATTAATTAGTTTTGTATTATTGTTTGTTACGTTGCCAGCGATGGCTGGTGGTATGGGTGATGTAAGTGATTGGGTGTTGCGTGTGACGCACTCCACCAGGAACCGTGTGACGCATGAAGTCAGCGCGCCGACGCATGAGTACCTGACCTGCGATATTCGCGGCGAAGGTTCTGTTCACATCACCGGGTTTTCGGACAATATTAACGACGCATGTGTGCTGGAGACCCGCAAGGACTGGGGTAAAGTGATGCACCATGCCCTTGTGTTTATCAAGTCGGGAAACAACGGCGAGTTTCTCCCGCGTATGCGTTACCGCGACTTTGGTAGCCCAGTGGTTCACCGATATCGGACGATGCTGTGGGGGGTCGAACCCTCAGCCGTCGAAATGAGATAGATGCAGCCCGCCTCCTCCTCCTATTGAGGCATGGTCCTTGCCCGGTTCGCCGGGCTTTTTTATGGTAACTCCCTAATGTCAATACAAGATTTGTATATCAAGAAAGCCAATGAATCCTTCCATTGGAGTCCAAAACAACCCAGGGCGAACCCTGGAACCCCCAGGGATACCCTGGAACTCCAGCCTCCACGAAGTGTAATAGGAATACCTACGGGACTCCAGTACAGGATCATTAAGTTCATGAAACCGGAAAAGCGGTATCTACTACGTGATTTTGAGTTTCCAGGGGTACGGCGGAAAGCAATCTCAGACGCTCTGCAGCGCCTGAGAGGCTACGGGGTGGTAGAGGTTAACGAGTTTCGGCAGTGGCGGATTCTTTAGCCAGGGTGGCCGCTTGAGCTTCGTAGTCCTGTGCGTACTGTTCCAATTCTTCGGCTGATTCATCCATCCCCACTTCTTCCGCCAGTTCCACGAAATCCCGGCAGAGTTCGGCCAGTGCTTCATTGTATAACTTCTGTTCGATTTCGTTTAACATGGTTTTGTCCTAAACTGTGATGATGAGATTTCATTATAACCTCGATTGACAACTTTGTAAAGAGTTATGGCCAGAAAATGTGTTGAAGCGCTGAGTAAACTGAACCCCGCCGATGAGTCAGACCTGATGAGCCTCCAGGCCCGGTTGGCCGCCGAGGGCACGGACGAAAACACGGCACTGAAAGAAGCCACACGGCAACTTATCACGGGCTTGAACGAAGATATCAATAAGCTCATTTCACAGGCCCCGGCATACTCCCGTGGAAAGCCCGGCACCGGCGTCACGGCGGAATTCGCAAAGCAAGCGATAGAACCTATTGTGAAGGGCTGGCCAGGCGCGCCGTCCATCCAGATTATCCCAGCGCCCGCCGGGGTTCCTGGGGATGCCAAGGGGGTGTTTGACCAGGGCGTGGCGTACATCTTTCATGATCGCGTGAGCACGGCGGAAGAGGTCCAGCGGGTACTGCTGCACGAGGTCGTGGGCCATTACGGGTTATCGCGGATCATGGGTAGCCAGATGCACCAGACGATGATTGGGATTTACGCGGGCAACGAGTCCCTCCGGGCACAAGCCGACGCCCTGCGCGTCAGGTATGGCTACAGTGTCTCTCTGTCGACCGAGGAAGCCCTGGCTAACCTGACCTGGGATGCTATCAACAACACCGGCTTCTTTAAGAAGGTCACCGCGCGCGTGCGGAACTGGCTACGTAGCAATGGCTTTTCGTCTCTTCTCCGTCGCTGGACCGACGCGGACGTGTACGATCTCCTTCAGCGCTCTCATGCGCAATTACAGACGGGGGGCAAAGCCCCGCTTATCGTTACGGACATGCCGAAACGCACCGCGGTATCGGATGCGGTACGTGCGGTGGCGGAGAAGAAGCAAAAGGCGCTGGGTGTGCCTATCAACGTGGCGCAGCCCATCGAGGCGGACATCCGACGACCCGTTGAAACCGTGACGCGACGCGGGGTGCAGACCTGGGGGCAGACAGAACAACTGGCTGCCATGCTGAACGAAGACCCGATGCAGTTGGATAAGTATCTGCAACGGAGCCTGGGCGAGGCGTACAACAGTGAGAATTTACAGGCCTTCGCGAACATCATGGAACGGGAAGTTACCGCGAACATGGACTACTTCGAGGCCTTCGACAAGCGAGTGAAGGCAGGACAGGTCACGGATGAGGATTACTCGGATGCGTATGAGCGAAGCCTGGCCCTGATGTCCTTGAAGGCGCAGTTCTTCGGAGCACGAGCGGAGGCTGGGAGGGCGCTACAGATATTCCGAAAGCTCCAGGCCACGATAGGGAAGCTAGGGGCATTGGAACTGACGATGGGGCTTGATGAAGATGTCGAGCTGGCCCGGTCGAAGATGAAGGCGCTTGCGGTACAGATGTCCGAGGCCAAGTATTCTCGTGAAGTCGAGGGCAAGGCGAAAGGGATAGGAAAGGCCCTACAGGCTAATAGCGACATCCATGCGGCGACGAACTGGGAGAAGTTCTTCTATGCCTGGCGTTCGTGGATGACCAGCGGCCCGGCGAGTCACCTGGCAAACATTGGTGGAAACGCCCTGGTCCAGGCTGTCGAGGATGCGAGCAAGATATTAGCGGCGGGAATAGGTGTTCTGCACGGTGGCGAGAAGGTCACGGCGGCGGAGCTGTCGGCGCATTTCAACGGCTACATCCAGGGTGTTCCAAAGGGCCTGGCGGCATTTGGCGAATCCTTTATCTCGGATGGACAGGCCATTCCCGTGCTGGAAGGAATGAGTGCGCAGTTCACCACCAAATGGCAGCAACGCGGACGTCCGATCAAAGGCCCGTTAGGCGCGGCGATTGGTGTGAGCTTTCGGTTCCTGGGCGCGGAGGACGCTTTCTTTAAGAGCATCGTATTCTCGAAGGAATATGAAGCCTTGCTAGCGCGGAAGGCCAGCGCCACTGGCTTGACGCGAGAGCAGGTAGTAGGGAATGCGGAGATGCGACAGGCAATAGAAGACGACGCGATCAAGCAAGTGGATCGGCAGTTGATGCAAGGGAAGATAGGGCCTCTGGCGGGCGCATGGCGAACGGCGGCCAACAAGTTCAAGCCGTTGTGGCTGCTGACGCCCTTCTTGTCTGTATCGAGCAACATCATCGGGTATGGGTTCAGGGGCTTTCTGCCTACCGCGTTGCTTATGCCTTCCGTGTGGGAGGAATGGAAAGTAGGCGGGGCTACACGGGATGTCGTGGCGGGGCGTATCCTCCTGGGGACGGGGTTGGTGGGGTTCGCGTTCATGCTGGGCGCGGCGGGGCTGGCGACAGGGAGCCCCCCGGATGACGAGGGAGAGCGCAACGTGTGGTTTTCCACGGGCCGTGTTCCTAATGCGATTAAGCTAGGGGATACCTGGGTCCAGTTCAACCGCTTAGACCCCGTAGGGACCTGGTTTAGCTACGGTGCGGAAATTGCGCAGATGATTGACAAGATGGAGGATAGAGAAGCGGTGGAATCCGTGTTGCTGTTCTTTAAGGCCACGGCAAAGATGCTGCAAAGCAAACTCTGGCTTCAAGGGCTGACAGGTGCGAGCAATGCGTTCTCCGATCCAGACAGATATGCCAAGGGGTGGGCGCAGCGCTTTATCTCGTCCTTCGTGCCGTGGGGAGGATTGCTAGGGGCCGTGGCAAAAGAAACGGACCCCATGTACCGGCGCATGGACGGCATTTTCGACGGGGTGAAGGCCCGGATACCGGGGCTAAAGAGCACGCTGCTAGCACGTAAGGACATCACGGGACAGGATATCGAGACCGGCGGGAGTGCGTTTGTACCTGTGGCGGTTTCCGTGGATCGCGGTGACAAGGCACTGGAGGAAATGAACCGGCTTGGCGTGGGGGTGCGGCAGCCTAAGCGCAAGACGTCGCTGTATGAGCTTACACCGGAAGAACACAACCAGTTGATAGAGCGCGCGGGCTTGATGACCATGGCGATGACCCGGAATCTGATGAGCACCGGCCAGTATCGCGCGGCGGATGATGATCAAAAGAAAGCTTTGATTGAGAAAACGGTACAGAAAGCCCATGCCAACGCACGCCGGGACTTTGTGGCGAGTCATGGGAGGATATTAAAGATTGTCTTAAAGAAGGCGGGGCAACATTGAAACTCACTGACGACAAACTGCGCTTCCTCCAGATGGCCAGGGATAACCCCCTGGTCTTCGTGGAGTACTGCTGGGGATTGAAACCCGATCCAACCCCCGCGCTGCCGCAGGATAACTGGCAGTTTGACGTAATGGACGCCATGGCCAAGGGGCAGCGGTGGGTGGCCATACGCTCAGGGCATGGGGTAGGTAAGACTACGCTGTTAAGTTGGCTTTTGTTGTGGTTCGCTTCTACCCGTGTCAACTTTAAAATCCCTTGCACGGCAAACACGGAATCACAACTTCAGGACGTGCTGTTCTCGGAAATTAGCAAGTGGTGGCGCACGATGCCAGGATGGCTAAAAGACCGGCTCGATATCCTGGGGGGGTATGTCAGGCTCAAGGACGATCCAAGGAACTCCTTTGCGGTGGCACGCACGGCAAAGAAGGAGCGACCGGAAGCACTCCAGGGATTCCACGCCAACAACATGCTGTTCATCTGTGATGAGGCGTCGGGAATCGACGACATTATCTTCGAGACGGGCCAGGGAAGCCTTTCCACGGAAGACAGCTATTTCATTCTGACCGGAAACCCCACGCGCACGGATGGCTATTTCCGGGATGCGTTCGGCAAAAATCGCAAAGACTTCTTCATCAAGCAGGTCAACGGCGAGCAGGTGACACGCTGTAGCCGGGAGTACATCGCGCGTATCATCCGGCAGTATGGCGAGGATTCCGACATCTATCGCGTTCGTGTCCAGGGCGACTTCGCGCAGGGCAACGATGATGCGTATATCCCGCTTCACCTCATAGAGGCCGCCGTGGATCGCGGCGTGGATCGAATAAACGTACAGCCCATCTGGGGGGTAGACCCGGCACGATACGGGAAGTGCGCCAGTGCGCTATCCCGACGCCAGGGTAACCATCTGATCCAGCCAGTCCAACTACTCTACAAGCGCTCTGTGACCGAGGTGGCAGGCTGGGTGGTGAAGCAGTTCAAGGATACGGAATCCCATCAACGCCCTTCCTACATCGTAGTGGATGCGATTGGCATCGGCGCCGGGGTGGCGGATATCCTGGACGAACACCTGGGCCATAAATGCACGGTCCTGGCCATGAACGTGTCAGAAAGTTCCTACACCCCGGATTGCCTCAAGCTCCGGGATTATCTTTATAAAGAAGCATTCGAGTGGTTCGATTCGCGTACAGTAAGTATGCCAGATGATCCCGCGCTAATTGCAGACCTGAGCGTGATAAAAGGGAAGTACGATAGCCAGGGTAGGTTAAAGATAGAAGGGAAAGATGACCTGCTGGCAAGACTCCACAGGTCACCGGATGCGGGAGATAGCTTTGTGGCTACGTTTGCTGTGCAAAATGTAAGGCGTTCTCGGAAGCCGAAAGGGAAGGAAGATCAAGTATCGGATTGGACACTTTAAGCGCTCCTATAAAGGGGGGGGTGGCCTCGCAGCGGCCAGTGGCTCGTTAGTTCGCGTGCAAGCTTGCATTGCTCCAGGATTGGCCTATCTGACTGTTCCCAGTTTAATTTAGAAGAATAGGAGCGGGTGAAAGTGCCTTTTGATTCAGGTTTGCATTGCGGGCAGTGACGGCCTTTGGACAGCTTGAAGTTTTCGGCCTTATAGGGGTAGACATGCCCACAATCGCAGAGGACTTCCAGGAAATTTCGATTCATCATCCCTGTTTTTGATGATTTGTCCTTTTCCTTTATTAGAATGAAATTACCTGTCCATTGAAGCTTGCCGCGTTTCTCTGTGAGTCCTTCGGGATTAAAAACTCTTGACATAGTATTATCCTCTTAAAATAAGGTATACTACCCACATTATTGATAGTTGTCAACTTATTAAGGCGCGACAATGAAAGAAGTTACCGGCGATACGGTCTGGAAGTGGTTTAAAGACGCGATCCAATATACAAAGGACTGGCGGGAGGAAGTGCGCGCAAGCTATGACTTCTACGCCTCAAAGCAGCGTACAGGTGATGAGGAAAGCTATCTCACGAATGTGGGCCGACATAAGATCACCCTCAATAAGATATCGCCGACACTTGATTCTATCGCGGGAAACCAGGTCAATAACAGGCAAGAAGTGACCTACGCGCCGGTCGAGGAAGGGGATATCAAAACCAATGCCCTTATGAATGGCGCGTATATGTGGGAGGAACGCAAATGCAACGGGCAGTTTGAAGTTTCTGACGCCTTTATGGATATGTTGTTAGCCGGGATCGGGGTGACGAATACCCGGATGGATTACGACAGCGACCCCAAAGGGCGGCTGATCACGGCGGAAAGAATAAGCCCGCTGGAATTCACTTACGATTTACGTTCCGTGCGGCGGAACCTGGCGGATTCGCGCTATCGGCAAACATGGAACTGGCTGGACTACGAGGACGCCGTAGAGCAGTGGCCGAAGATAAAGAACATTCAGATAAAAGCCCTACCGGATGAATCGTTGCCTATCGCGATAGTGACACATCCTCGGGATGATTACGGCATCAACTCCTATCGCATGGTGTATGACCGGCGTAAGGACAGCGTGCAGGTGATGCAAACGCAGTACTGGAAAATGGTTGTTGAATACGTGATCGTTGACCCGGAGTCGGGCCAAGAAACGGCGCTCTCACGGGAGGACGCGGCACGCATCAATCTATTTGAGTCCAATATCCCTTACCTGCCCCGGAAGATAAAGAAGTTCTATCAGGTGTTTTCGGTGGGGAACCACATTATCGAGGAACATGCGCTACCAGTGAATATGTTCACGTTGAACGCGATGACCTGGAAGCGGGACGAAAACGACGGCACGTTCTACGGGATCATGCGACAGATGAAAGATCCGCAACGGTGGGCGAATAAATTTATCAGCGATATCCAGGACATGCTGACGATATCTCGGAAAGGTGGAGCGTATGTGGAGAGTGGCGCGACCAAAGACCCGGAACGTTTCGAGCGAGACTTTGCGAAACCCGGCGGAATTCTGTGGCTACGCGAAGGCGGCTTAGGGAAAGTGCAGGAGCGGGCCATGGGAGATTACCCCGTAGGACTCGACCGGATACTGCAACTGTGCCTGGGGATCATCCCGGAAATCTCCGGCGTGAACCTGGAAATGCTGGGATTGGCGGACCGGCAGCAAGCAGGGGTACTGGAGGCACAACGCAAGCAGAGTGCTTTTGCGATCCTCGCACCGGCGTTTGATGCCCTGTCGCTGCATACGCTGGATCGCGCGCGCATTTGCCAGGAATACATCATCAAGTTTATGAATGACGGTCGATTAGTTCGCGTGCTGGGTGAAAAAGGACTCGGGCAATATGAAAAGCTCATCTTTGAACCGGGTGTCGCAAAATATGACACGTTTGTTGACGAAGCCCCGCGCAGTCACAATGTAAAGGAACAAGTGTTAGTCTTCTTGCAGTCCTTTATGGAACCCCTGCTCGGAATGGGTATTAATATCTTGCCGGATACGCTGGACTATATGCCGATCCCGGAAGGCTTGATCCAGAAGTTGAAGGAGAAATTCGAGGCGATGCAACCTACCCCAGAAGCGCAGAAAGCCCAACAGGAGATGGAAGCCTTGCAGAAACGCGGCGCGGAGGCAACCGTGGCGAAAACCGAGGCGGAAGCCGAAAAGACGAAAGTCGAGGCGCAAACCAAGCCCTACGAGGCGTTGAATAGTCTATTGAGTTGATTATGACCCTACCGGAAATTCGTTCCCTGTCCATTGACCGAGATCGCTTTTTTACCCGATTTCGCGATGAGTTCGGACCGCTGTCGCAGCCACAGGTAGATGGCCTGAATGAATTGCTAACGTTCTTCGAGATTGACCCCCATTTGACCGACGCGCGATGGGCAGCGTATATGCTCGCCACAGTCAAGCACGAATGCGCGAACACCTGGCACCCTATCGAGGAAATCGGACGCGGTAAGGGAAAATCTTATGGCGTGGCCGACAGTCAAGGACGCAAATACTATGGCCGAGGGTATGTGCAGCTCACCTGGAAACGGAACTACCGGGTGATGGGAAACGCCCTGGGCTTGCCTTTGGGGGCCAATCCCGACGAGGCCCTCCAGCCCGACAATGCCTATTGGATCATGTCCCATGGAATGCGACACGGCCTCTTCACTGGCGCACGCCTATCACAGTTCATTTCCGGGCAGAAATGCGACTATTACCAGGCCCGGCGCATCATCAATGGTCTTGATAAAGCACCATTAATCGAGGGATACGCGGAAGCGTTTGAGTATTGTTTGAAGGCGGTCAAAGATACTACTTACTTTTATGGACAGGGTTGGAACGAGTGATATATTTATGAAATTGGAGTTGAAATCATGACAGAGAAACAAGCCCCGTGGTGGACGGTCGATGTGGATGAAAATATCGAGCCAGTTACCCCCGAACCGATTGATACCGTAACAAAAGGCAGTGAGCACACCGACGCTTCTGCTATCATTGCGACAGGCCCGACGCAACTGGCTGAGACCAGGGAGACCCCGGACGATCCAGAGAAAGCGGCACTCAAGGCACAGCTTGAGGAACTGCGCGGCACGGTAAGCCGATTCAGCAACCTCCATGAAGAAATCAAGGCACTTCGTGAACAGCGCGTTCTTGAGGCGAAGCCAGAAGCCATAAGCCCTCCGGCGCTTGAAGATGACGAAACCCTTTTCGATCAAGACCCGTTGAAGTATCTACGTAAGAACTTACGGGAACTGCGGGAGGAAATCGGGAGCGTCAAGCAAACTCGGGAACGGGAGACGCGGGAACAGCGCGAACTACGAGAACAGTCTGAAAAGATGGTGTCCTTTGAGACCGAGGTAAAGAGCGAGTTACAGGAGTACCGGAAGACGCGACCAGACTATGACCAGGCAGTCGAGTACCTCCTGACGAACCGCCAGAAGGAACTGGATTATATGGGTATCCCACAGGATCAGTGGGGTCAGCTCATGTATGAGGACAGCGTAAGGATAGCGACGGTTGCGCGTGCATACAAAAAGCCCGTTGGCGAGTATGTTGTAGAACTGGCGAAATGGTCAGGATGGACAGGACAGGCAGCGAAGCCCGCGAAGCAAGGAATCTCTATCGAGGAAAAACGCGCGGCATCAGGCAGTGTATCCGGCACCGGCTCTAACTCGAAGGAGTTTGATATCGATATGCTGAATGCGAGCGCCGATGAATTCGAGACATTTTGGAAACAATATGAAAGCGAAGGCAAAAAGGCCGATAGAAAGAACCAACTTCGTTAAAGGAGTTCCCACAAGCCCCGCAAGGATGCTATTATAGTATTATCCTGTTTCGTGGATGTCACTCTTTTTATGAGGAAATACTATGGCATTCACTGAATACGGCGTAAACGCGAATGAAGCCGTCAAACTCTGGTCTCGGAAGACGCTGCACGAAGCGCTCAAAGAGACCAGTTTTAGCGACCTCATCGGCGAAGACTCCGACAGTATCATCCAGATATTTAACGAAACGCAGAAACACGAAGGTGATCGCGTTCGCGCAATTCTGAGAATGCAACTGTCTGGGCGGGGCGTGGTAGGCGACTCAGTACTGAAAGGTACAGAGGAACCTCTAACCACGTATACGGATGATATCTTAATTGACCAGATACGCCACGCGGTAAAGAGCATTGGACGTGTGACGGAACAGCGCGTGCCCTTTGGCGTTCGCAATGAAATTATGATGGGTCTTCGGGATTGGATCTCTGACCGGCTCGACTATTGGGTATTCAACCAGCTCTCCGGCAACGTGGACCAGACAGACCTGGCCTACACCGGATTAAACACGGCGGTTAGCCCGGATGCGAACCACCTGGTCATTGCGGGCAGTGCGGGCAGCTACGCGAATGGAGAAGCCAGCTTAACGGCGACCAGCTCGCAAATTTTCACTTTATCCATTATCGATAAGTGCGTTCTCAAGGCGCAAACCCTCACACCAGCGATACGGCCATCCAAAATCATGGGTGGTGCGGCGCAATATTGTTGCTGGATCACCCCGGAAATGGCTTATGACCTGCAAACCAATGCTTCCAGCTTTGAGTGGGCAGACCTGACGCGTGCGGTTATTCAAGGCGGCAACACCAAGAATAGCGGCATGAGTACAGGGTCCTTGGGCGTGTATAAGAACACATTGATTAAGGTATCTTGGCGCTTGCCAACATTTACCGGAAACACACGAGGCCGGGCAGTATTCGCGGGCGCTCAGGCGGCAGGCATCGCCTTCGGTAAGGGCTACGGGCCATCCTCTCTTGATTGGGTGGAAGAACTCGATGACTACAAGAACCGACTTGGAGTAGCGTTGGGACTAATTGCGGGATGCAAAAAGTTCCAATTCAATAACGCGGATCTCTCTACCATTACGGTAGGCGCTCTGCATTCAGAAGCCGCACAAGGCGCGAGCGGGAGGTAATATGGCCGGTCATTTTAATGCAAGTAGCTTCACCTCTCAGGCATCGTTTGGTGGTGGGATGAATCAATCGCCGGTCACGGTGGTGGTTCAACATGCGTTCGGGACGCTCTATACGGGTAGCGTGTCGCTGAACATTCTGAAAATTCCTCCGGGTGCGCGACTCACGGATATCGTAGTCACGAAAACCAATGATGCACTAACGTCCACGGATACTTTCGCGTCGTACTGTGGCGAAGGCGGTTTTGCTTTCACGGCGGGAAATATCGTGATGGGAACCGCCACGGCGGGGCAGACGACACGGCCCGGCGGTATCGCGGGAGGCGTGAGCGTAACGGCGGGTCAAGGGGTTATCCCTTCACCGGCACTCGGTCGAAGGATGACCGCATCCGCGACACTGTTCGGCCACTGGCTGGCAAGTGCTACGCAGATATCCACAGTGAATACATTTAGATTCATTGTGAGCTATCTGCATACGGAAACGGGAGATTAAGCCAATTACTCAGGCGCCGTAGGGCTTGGCCTTCCGGCGCTTGAGGATGGTCCATGAACAGAAACTTCGACAGTGACCTCATTGTGCTCATCGTCAGGGGTTAGGGTAAACCAGCTCTTGCCGATAGAGCCTACTTTATACCAATACACCTCTGCCTCATCCCTCGCGCTATTCCGCAAAGCGATACGCAGTGTGTCACCTGTCTCCAGGAGCTTTTTCTCTTCCATCGTCAATCCTCAAAATCTAACGAAACCTGAAATCCAGACGCTTCTAGCTTTGCAAGCTTGCTTCGCGTCCGTGGCGTGCTGACCTCAATATTCTTAAGGCCAGGGTATCCATATTTTATCAAAGTTTTCAGGATTTGTACACGCATTTCTATAGTTGTTCGCGGATGTTCGAGCAAAGATACCAATTCCTCAAGCGGGTCTACTCCCAGCTCATGAAGACGCGAAAGCCCGTCTAGAGCCGTTCTACGTGCCCGTTTCGCTTTCCGTAGCGGGAAAATATTGCTCACTGCGTGGACCCAAGGAAATGTACCTGCAATGTACGATGATACACGTATTCCGTACCCTTACAGGGGCGAATGCTATACGGACATCCCGCGATCAATACGCCATGGTTCGGAAGGTACGGGAAGCTCACGCCATCAACGTCTAATTCACCCCCAAACTCGGGTTTCCAGTACTCCGAGGGGAAGAACAAGAATAGGGTAGCGGCACGGTTCGCGGGCCATTCCGGCTGATTGAGATAGCCCCCATCTGCTGGAAGCCAGACAAATTCTACCGTGACACGAGCCGTCTTCGCGTTCACCCCAAGGTAAGATATAAACTGTTCTCCATGGGCGACATTCTTCACCGCGCGATAGAACGCGGACCAGGGTTTGTTATGCCTTAGGAAGTCCGAGAACTGACGCGAGAACGACTCACTCAGCTTAAATACTTTGCCTTCTAAAAGCTCAGGAACCGATAGCCCGCGACTTGGAAAGCACTTTTCAAGGAGATTGTATTGATCCACGGGAAAGAAATTCTCTATCAGCACGCCTGGACGATAGGATAGCATTATTCCTCCTCTGCTATCGTATAGTCCACGCCTGGCGGCCAGTTGTAGTACTTGTTCGCGCGGCCTTTGGTCTGGCGCCGGTTCAAACCATCGCGTAAGGTCTCGTATTCCTCCGATTCCATCGCACCAAAGAACTGCGACAGTTCACTATCATGAATCTTCGTAAGGGAAACGACCTTTGCCGCGCGGGCGTAAATTAGCTCACTGGCAATATTCGTCCATCCATTGCTGGCCGCATCCGCGAGCGGTCCGGTCTGCGTAAGGGATTTCGTGTAGAACAACACGACATTGTTTGTGCTGTCCGGCGCTGGGTAAATCCGCAAGCGGTCGTTGTAGAGCGCATAGATAATAGGATTTCCTTGCACACTGGCCGTCTTTTCGTCAATCCGTTCTATCGTGGGGAGGTCTCGCCGGTGTATCTCGTAGCGTAAGTCTGAGCTTATCTCCTGATACAATAGCATTGTCGCCTCACGCAGATCCAACGGCGCATTCACCCAACCGACCCCGGTTCCCACGGCTATCGTGGTGACATCCTGCAACCATGGCCACGGCTCATGCTCGTAGTGCCGGATCGCATTATGAACAGCCCACGAAATCTCAGCGGAAAAATCTGGCCGATTCGTGTCGTTTTCTACGCGAGACTTTAACTGTAAATACGTTGTCATATCTTTCCCTTTGGGGGTTCAGGGGCTTGTCCATGATACTCTCCTAGTAAGAATAACCGGCTTTCCGCACGCCGTCTACTCATAAGATCTATGCTATTTACGTAGCTCCCGCCCTTTGTGATCTTTGTGTGGGTATAAAAGCCCTCCGCGAGAATGCTTTTATCTCCTGCCTTGATATTGTGCCGCATTTTCACCCCGATGAAAGATACGCCACCAAGGCTATACGCCAGGCTTGCCAGGGCATCATATTCGTTTTGCTGTAACACGAACGGCCAAGATTCCCGATCAAGCGCTTCCTCGATACCCTGCAAATCATCCTTGATTATCTTTGTGGCCTGAGCCTTCGTCAGCCCGTTCGCCCATTTGCTGCGTTCGCCCATGTGGATACGATGTCCATAGCCAATGACAGGCTGGCCATAGGCGTCTTTCCCAATGGACAATAACGGGTCGCCGTTCTTTGTGGATAACCGTTGTATAAACTCAATTCCTTGCTTTGATACTTTCATGGATCACACACAATATGCTTATGATGTGATCGCCATTCATCCGCAAATGGGATGTCTTTATACTTATTCCACCACGGGCCACCTTCCGTAAAGTGAACTATCTTCGCATCATGCAAGTCTTCCGGTGGATCATACGGGATCACGTATTGCCAGTGCTTCGAGAGTGTGCCTATCTGACTGTCGGAAGTTAGCCATTTGAACTGGTGTAATGTCAATCCACTGGCCTTATCCACATAATCCGGTGTAAGCGCCTTACAACGTTCATTGTTGAATAGCATCACGGCGGACCAACACTTCTTTGCATAATCGGTCTGGATTGCGTTCAGCATTTTTGTGGTGGCTGTCACCTTGAGGTCTTTTTTAACGACCTGGATCGCACAGCGCATATCCTGCTCCTCGAAAAGTTCCGCGATATCGCCCACACAGAGCATGTCACAATCCATGAAGAGCGATAGCCCGCGATAGCCCGATGCCCACGGCACCAGAAAGCGGGCAGTGCTGAACTCCGTACTCTCCAGCGTAGTCCGCGGACGCCAGAGAACTTCTTTGTAGATACGCCGGTTGATGGGCGAGATAGACAGCGGCTGGCTCGAATAGCGGATCAAGGAATCTGACAGCGTGTGATATGCTGGGATTTCATCCTTGTCCATCCCGATAAAAATGTTTAGCGTTTTCATTTAGGTATCCCTAATACAGTGAGTTCATGATTCTCATCGCGTTCCATAATAATCGTCAAATACTGCTCCAGGAAGGTAAGCCATTCCTTGGGAGTCCATAGCGTAATGTGCGCGTTCCGGCCATCAGGAAGAATCTTTCTTGCCGGGCGCGTGGTAATGGTCAGGTACAAATACGTGAGGGCCAACGCGGTCATATGCCGCATCACGTCAGGTAAACAACGTTCTTCTATATGCTCCATGACATCATGGCACAATACCGCATCCGCCGGGCAGAGGTTCGGGTTATCCTTTCCCTCAATCGCAGGATCGTATTCCGTGATAGAGACGTAGGGGTAATGGATCTTTAGCCTTCCTTTCCCACAACCATAGTCAATGATGCTTTCCACGCCATAGCTTTCATGCAGGAGCTTGGCTGCGGCAACGCCACATTTGCTGCTTATCCCGTATGCTGGCTGTGCTTTATGCACGCGCTTCTGCGTGGCAAGATACGCGGGCGTGATCAGCATACCCGAATCCTGAGATAACGCACTTGTCCGCCCTGCCACAAGGCAAGATTAGCTATCCGTGATTTTGGAGAGCCAGAACGCACGCTGGTATTTTGAAAGTTAAAAATGAAGTATTCGCTTGTCCAGAGCGTTACCGGCTCCGTGTGCGTGCATCCCGTGATTTCCGTTAACCGGAAGCGGTATCCATGCAAAGAGTACACGCTACCACCAGCCCCGAAGATAACGAAAATGCGGTTCTCTGGCGTAATCTGGAACCGGGCTTTAACGGGATACTCTCCAAATCTGCCTTCGCGGTTATCGTAATACAAGAGCGTTTGCGTGTGGATGAGGACGCCTTTTTCTATGATCCCATATTTCAATTCGTAGGTGATCGGGATGTCAGACCAAAACGCATTCTGTAATCCGCCGTCCATGCTCTCACGATACCAGAGAATGTGAACACGGTGATCATCATCCAGGTAGATATCCAGCGGCTGTACCTGCCCGCCATACTGTTCAACCCGGTCGAGTTCAACCCAGGGTTTTAGGGGTGAATCCCTAAGATTGGTTGACCAGGTGTACATCAGTCGTCGAAAGGCCCATTTTCCACGCACGGCCAGGAAGTCTGGGTTATATTCCCAAATGTCCGTTACCCCAAGCGCCACGGCAAAGTTATTGTGTATCGCCGTACAGTGATAGGCCACGCGCATCGGTTCGGTGATGTAATACTCCTTTACGTAATCAATCTTGCCGGTGCGAATACTCTGAGCGGTCGGTGTCATGAGCGTATATAGGGAAGCGTAATAGTTCTCTGTATGCTGCGTCAAGAACAGCGTGTTCTGGCAATGATCCACCGCGATCCCACGGTAAGACCAAAGTGTGAATAAGGGAGCTTGTGGTTCCGCGATAAAGGGAATGGGGATGTAGTCCGGAGTGATGCCCGTATCCTCACTATCGTATCGTGCCAGGTGCGGTAGTGTCGTTCCGCCTTTACCATCCACCACGCGCAGAGGATTTTCGTAAGCGTAAATGGACTCGCCGTGTCTGGCCAGGGGCACGGGTTCCCTCGTGTCGAACATGGTTTCCACGCGCATCTGTTCCCAACCATTATGATCGCGACGCCAGATTGTGGGGTAGAGATTGGCATAGGTTTGTGTGGGGTCGGCGATGGGTATCTGACCGCTCAACACAATAATTCCACCCCCCATATCTACCAGCGTGGTGCCTCCGGTGTTCCAGAAGGGTTCTACAATGTCGGTTCCACCGGGGAAGGCGTAGACGACTTCATCCGCCAAGACTTTAGGTTCCATGTTTGCAGTGTTTCCCTTGAATAACGGCCAGTCTAATCTTTCCGCCTTCGCGTTTCCAATCTCCCTCCGGTGGGGACAGGGTATAAGGGGGAGCGCCAGGCAGTCCCAATACCGTTTGTGCACCGAATCGAGACATCGTATCCTCATCGCATTCCTCGTAATAGTCGTCCATGATGATGATACCCGTGTCTTTGACCATCCGCATCGCGTACTCCAAATCGTGAACGATCGTTTGCATGGAATGGCCGCCATCGATATACACCAGGTCTGCAAAGTTCTGGTGCTTACTCGTGTATAGTGGGAGTGTATCTTGTGTGCTTCCCTGGATCAGTTCCGCATCAATATTTGCCGCCTTAAGTCGGTCTCTTACTGTCGCGATGGGGATATGTGGCTTGGCGTTCATTTCGATTGCATCGAGGGCGGCGGGGTACATTTCAAACACATCAAAGCCAATATATTTAAAGTTGGTTCCACACGCTTTCGCGATATCCACGGCGCGATCTCCCTTCCATGTGCCGATTTCAACGAAGACCTTACCGACACCCTCTAATCCCAGTTCTGCCGCTGTGTCGGTGATCACCTTATATCGTTTTGGCTGGTGTAAGCTCGGCGTAGCGGTGGTCTTGATATTTCCCTTAAGATGATTCCCTCCATATTGGGCAAACACGATATCGAAAATGTTAACCGGGCCTTCCGGCAAATTGGGGGGTGACAGGTCTTTCACATGGATCGTATCGCGGTTCTCGGATAGCAGGGTATGTAGTACACCGGCATCATCCCAATGTGGCAGCGTGAGCACCAGGCCGCTACTGTAGAGTAAGCAAAAGTGTTCCAGGAAATCCATCACGGCGGGCACCTTTAGATTGAACCCCACAAAGGAGCTGCACAGGTGCCATTGGTTGCGCTGCATCACGCAAATAGGGTGCTCCGCAAGAAAGCTCTCGAAAACTGTCGCGGGGGGCGGCGTGACAAAACGGGTATCCGCATCTATCCAGAAGAGCATTTCCGTTTCACCGGCCATGAGAGTTTCCAGGATGGCCATCACTTTGCGGCTGAATGCTCGATAGTTATGCCGGTAATCGTAGTTCCCGCCGATACGGCCAGAAAACACGGGCAGACGCGCGGCCATTTCAGTCAAAATACTGGCGGGCTGGACATACGGGCGCACGCTGACACGCTGACTAAATGGTTTGGGCAGCGGTAGCGGATCATCCGCGTAGATGATAAAGGCCGCGTTCATCGGCAGATTCTTATCCAGGTTATAAAGTGTTTCCTGACCGTAAAGAAACCAATCGGCCAAGGAAATTGAAGTGATGAATTTCATGCGAATACAATCTCCGTGTCAGGATGATCCAACGCTATCGCTTCCAACAGAAGCTTTTCCGTGGGCCAGTTGTGTAAGGGGTAGCGCTGGTGAGATAACCCGCGTGTAAGCGAGAATGTGAAGGTTCCGTTTTTCACGTTGTCGAAGCCGAAAAGAGTGATCCTGTCAGGTCTCAATAGGTGCAGCGCGTAGCAAATCGCTTTCATCCCTTGCGAGGTGTGATTGTGTCCTAGCGTTTGCCCGTTTTCATCTATGGGCGCATCAAGATTTACCACGGGTGCCGTTTGCGCATCGGGCGTGAACGGAATGCGCATGTCTCGATAGCGCGCGTCCAATTGGTTGCAAAGATCACTGAAACAGCGAACAACTCTATTTTGTTGAAAGATGAATTGCGTTACGCTCCTGATAGCCTCTTGCGCCATGGGCCGACTATCCGTGAATACCCATATGTGGGTATCCTTATTCCCGATGTCCAAGAGTTCGGGCGCGATCCCGATACTGCCCGCGATGATGTCCGTGCGAGACCCGAAATGGAGGGGTAAGGACAGGGTAGCCGCGCATCGCTTCAATCGTATCACCTTGTCATGATTGTCAATCATTTCCCCATATTCGGGATGGGCGAGAATGCTCGGGCCATTACCTACAATTGCTATTCTCATGTTAAAACCTTCATAGAATCGTGTAATATCATAAATTGCCTCATGTGTTGTACGCCCTTCCCGGCGATGAAGTCGGACCAGGTGACGCCTTTTGGCTTGTGGATTTGGTTCACGCTGGAGTACCAGTACATGCGATCCCCACGCGGATACCGCCACGCTCTCTCGAAAGGCACCATCACCATGCAGGGAACCCCAACCGCGCCCGCGAGGTGGATAATCGCTTGAGGTGGGCTAATGATGTAATCCAGGGCCTTGATGAAAGCCGCCGTATCGTCGTAGTCAAAGGTTTGTACCGCATCCGCCCAATGGTGGACATTTTCGTATTTCGAGAGATTCAAGCCCTGAACAGATACCGTATCGTATTGCACGCTGAACCACTGGCCACCGAGAGCGAACAGCGGATCGTAGGCATTCGGCGAGAAACTACGCGACCAGATCCCACTGTAGGGTGTACCGCCTTTCCACGAAAAGCCGATGTACGGGCCTGGCCCGGTGGACTTCAAGCGCTGTCTCCAGTACTCAACTTTACAGCGATCCGGGACAAGGTAGGGGTGCGGTTTGTCTATGACGCTACGATGATAGAGCCCCAGCAAGCTTCCTATTCCTCCTGTTGCATCGAACTCTCGATCCTTTGACCAGGCGTAAGGCGGTTCGGCTTTATACGTATTATACATTTCGATATCCGGGAAGCTGCGACGGAACAGCGTATATAGTCGCGGATGACAGTCAAGCAAGAAGCGGATGTCTTTATGGGCATACTCGAACGCGGACGCGAACAGAATATTGTCGCCAAGACCTTGTTCAGAGCAGAGGATAACGCGCTTTCCGGGCGTCCGGTCCCACAGTGGAATAAGCTTATCGTGCCGGGTCATGTAGCGCTTGATCCCGCGATCTTTCGAGAGAATGCCGGATTCATACAGGGGGAACCCCTTACCCCAATCTTCGAGTTCCATTAGCGCCAAGGCCAAATTCCATGTGTACTGCGCGGTAGGCTGGCCTTTTTCCGCGTATTCGTGTGCCGCACGGGCGTAGATGATCGCGCGTTCTGGTTCGCCCTCGGTAGTGAATACGCCGCCAATATTGTTCATGAGGTCCGGGTTTCGCGATCCACCGTGGCGCATGGCATCGAAGAAAAATTCTTTTGCCCGTTCATTCTTCCCAAGTTGTTTGTAACAGCATCCGACGTTGTTCATCGCTTGCCAATGGCGGGGCGAGTAGTCCAGGCAACGCAATAACAAAGGGATAGCCACACCGGGCATTTTGAGCAGCATCAGCGCCGTGCCAGTGTAGTACAGGATGTCCGGGTTATGGGGGTGATCCGCGTTCAGTGGAGCAATTTTCGTTTGGAGGATGTGCAGCGCCAGGTCAGTCTTCCCGGCATTCAGTGCCGCGTTTAGTTCCTTGTCAAGGTCTTTCATTAACTGGCTGATATTTACTTGCATTGGGACTTATCCAGTTTCGTTAGGAAATCGTTCAGTGAGGTATCCTTGGAGGGGTCAAGGGCTTCATCGCTTGGCGTATAACGATACATCAGCTCAAGGAGTTTGATCAGCGCGTCAGCCCGTGCTTCCGGCTCTAGTTCCGAAAGTGTGGCCGTGAGCATTCGGAGGGGGTTCAATCCCTCTTTAGTGAGATCCTCGTGTAATGACATAACGTAGCCGTCAATCTACTAAATTGTGTGGAGTATACTCTAAATATGGGTTATAATCTAGCTTTAATCATTAGGCGCAAGTATGGGAACACCGCAATTTGAATGTAGTTCGGAACACCGGGATAAGCTTCATCAACTGGTCATTTCTTTCCGCAAGCAGGGTAAAACATTCCAAGTCATTGGGGATTATTTCGGATTCTCCAAGGAGCGGGCGCGGCAAATCTTTCATTATGGGCCAGGGAAGAAGTCCAGGGCGCGATCCCTGAAGGACAAGGAAAAGGCCAAAGTCTGGAAGCTGGCAAACGAGAAGAGAAAGAGCGTACAGCAGTTAAGCAAGGAATTGGGAACGTCATATGCGATCATCCGTGGGGTTCTCCTTGAGGGAATCCACGCGATAGACCCAGACTACACAGGCCGCATTGACGCATGGATTACCGCGCATTCTTCATCGTTAGAACCGTCAGCGTCCGATTAATCGAGTTATGGTGATTCGCTGTGGTGGGGCTGATTACACCGCAATAAATCGAGATAGAATGCGCGCCGGGCGTTACGTTCTGGAAGGCCCATGAAATTGCCTGAGAGGTGTTCTGAGAGGAAGAAAAGGACTCTACCAGAAAACTATTGCTTGGATAATTGGCTGGCGTGGCGCTATCCAGCAGGATATAGGTTTTTATCCGGGGTGACTTATAGATGTGATTAAACCAAATGAGCACATTTGACTTTGAGCTGGAGATATTAAGCCGCTCTCCCAGTACGCGTGTTGATGTTGGCACTTGCGGCAAGGGTAAGGTGTTTTCAGACTGCGTGAAGTCGAAGAAGTGAGTAGAGTTCTGCCCTAGCTTTTCCGTGCTCACCGCCTCGTCTTGAATCATTTCCGTACTCACCGGCGCGGCGGCCTGGAAGAACCCCTGCAAAGTCGCTACCAATTGACTCGCCCAGGCATTTATGGCATAATTGCTGGGATGTGGGAGTAATGGGAAACTAGACCCTGTACGAATTTTGTTTCTGTCAACCATATGTTTAAAAAGCTCTTCACTACGGATGTCACCAATCCTACCTTCTTCGGCGCAAGTTTTCAACGCATTTCGCCAGACACGAAACTATGGGTAGCCGCAAACAATGTGGTAATGAGTGATAACGGATATCAGGTTGTCCCTGGCCCGGTCTATTTCTCTGGCTCGCCAAACTTTGGATCAGGCGGCCTGGATACGACAAGCTCTATAGGAACCTTCCCGCGCGGGATGCACACGCATCGTCGCAACAATAACCTTCAGCAAACGTATGTGCAACTGCGCGGCACACTGCTAGTGGTGTCCGGCGCAGCGGGGCTTAATATTGTCACCCCTACCGCAGGCATCGTCAATGGCAGAGGGAACGACGAAACAAGAGGGTTTTCCACCATTGCCTCCTGGGCCTCGGGACTGGCCAATGAAATCTTCTTCTGCGATGGCGTCAATCGGCCTTGTCATCGTACTGGCAGTGGCGCGTTTCGCTACCTGACCGGCACTACGAACAACTTTGCAACCGCCGAGATTGTACGTATCCTTGGATCGCATGTACTGTTCTTCGCGACCTCCTCCCGGCATACTTTTCACTGGTCAGACCAGGATAGATTCGACTCGTATACCCCGGAAGCCAACAATGCGGCTGGGGACCTCACGATCTACCCGCTGCGAGGCCGAATATCCGCAGCGGAACACCTCGGTAATGACATCGCTGTTTACGGCCAAAACCAGCAGTTCATTGTGTTCTACCAAGGGCCGCCGTTCTATTTCGGCTGGCGCAAAGGCGCGGATGAGATTGGCGCTTACTCTAAAACTGCTGTCGTCGCGGTGGGTAACCAGCACTACGGGTGGGGTGTCAACGGAATTTGGGTGTCCGACGGCCTGACCGCTCGCTTTATCGATGGGCACGATCAGCTTGTGGGAGAACAAAGCGTCAAGGAATTCATCAATAAGTATCTGAACAAACGACAGACCGGCAAGATCCACGGATTTCACGATTCCCAACGGGACTGTATCGTATGGTGGTTTCCGTGCTTGCAGCCAGGCGATTTCGGGAAAGACCCCACGGCGCTTACTACAGAGCCTTCGGTTGCACTGGTCTATAACTATGCCCGCAATTGCTGGTCTACGTATTGCCTTCCCTCGAAACGGCTGTATGCTACAGCGTCCGCGCCAACAGGCGTTTACGCTACGCCGGTGTTTATCAGCAATAATTTGACCCTCGAAGCAAGCAACACCATATCCGGCGCGACCATTTATCCGCGCTACTGGGGGTATACCTCGGCCACGCACATCGAAGGCACCCCGATGATTGCCACATTAACAACGGGATGGCTGGACTTTGGTGACGTCGTGACGCAAAAGGAAGTGATGGAAGCACGCCTTAATATGTCCTTCGTGTCAGGCAGCGCGGACTTTATCTACTCCACTTCTCAAGGCGATGTCAGCAACGGGGTGACGAACCGCACAATTGGCATTTCCAGTTTACTCCACAGGGATCGCTTACGGCTCTCACAAAGTGGGCGGCTTCACCGCTTCACACTGCAATCCGTAGGCACTTCCGATTTCTCATTTCAAGGAATCTCATTATATGGCAGAGCAGGCGGCGATTGAGTTAATACGCGGGAAACGAGAAGATCATCCCATGAATCCCTTCCTTATACCCCCAGCGGCGGGCGCATCGGTGCGTCTC